TCCTTTTCCGGTCGTACCAGCCCACTCTCCGTTGTTGGCCCATTCGCTCCATCCAATGCTCTTCTGGTGGACCCTATACAGATAGAACGATTTCTTTCCGGTGATCCGGATTGCTTCCAATCTTCTGTTCTGTCCGGTGGTTCCGATCAGTGTGTCCTTCTTGATGTTCTTGTATTCTTTGTTTCCGATGCTCTTCATGTGAACTACAACATCTGTTTCTCCATCTGGTTTAATATGCAGTGCTTCAATTCTACGATTCTGACCGGTAGAACCAACCATTAAGCCATCGGACTGCCAGTTACCCCATCCAAAGCCCCTCATGTGAGCCTGATATGAGATTGTACCAAACTTGTCCGTCTTGCTCTGGAATACTCCACCCGACTTGATTTTTCCATCGACAGGTTCTGTCTTCTTGGCTGATGCTACTGGTGCCGCAGATGTGATCCCGAATGCTTTAAGGATTCCTCTTGCCAAGTCATCGATCTTGGAATTGAATTTGTTGAGATCTCCCTGGTTTGTAATGAATCCATTTTCCAGAAGTCTATAGCTGTAACCTTTTGCAGCTGCACGATTGACATTAGCAAGATGAGCTCTGCCTACTACCTTATTCGCTCTTCCAGGGAAGAATGACCCGATGAAGTTAGCAAGTGCTGTGTCATACTGATCCGGATTATATCCTTCTTTAATAATTACATGACCACCTTTGGCTGTCGATACTCCGCTGTCCATATGAAGTTCCAGGATCTGCCAATCCTTTGAGATTTTGAGTGAGCTAATGCCTTTGTCAGCATACCAGTTCCGGTTTGTATCTCCAAGAGTAACATTACTTCCTCCGTATGCTACGATTCGTCTTGCAAGTGCACGGACTCTCTCTGCCTCTGTATAGCCGTATCCTACTGCTCCACTGTCACCGGCTCCGTGTCCGGCTATTAAAAATAAATGTGCCATAATTGCTCCTTTCTGTGCGACGTCGCACACTATATAAATATTAGAGGACGATTATTCGCCCTCTGCGTTACATTCCGGTAATCCGGCAATGCTGGTTAATAATGACAGGATTCCGGCCAGTACTGATGCTGATACTACCAGCTTTGCGTCTACCTGACCGAGTGCTGTGGCTGTTCCGATCGTTGCTACTGCAGTCTGTGCTACCGTTTTTACTGCTCTGATTCCTGCTTTCTTCATCCATTTTTTGGTATCTACAGATACTTTAAATACACAATTTTTAAACATAATTATTCCTCTCTTTCATGTTGTGGCTCTGTCGGTAATTCCATAAGCGCATGATACATTTGCGTTCCCACGCCATTTCCTTTTAGCGTGTGATACTGTTTATATTCGTCTTCCAGTGACTGTTTAACGTACAACGGGCAATACTCGTAATCATCATGATACTTGTTGTAGAGCCTTATCAAATCCGCTCTGAGCAGTGCACGTATGCCTTTTCGCATGGCAATCACTTGATAATATATGTATGCAATGGCTGACACTACAAACGACAGGAGCGCCCAATTTTCCGATAAAAACTTAATCATGCGTGTCCTCTCTTTGTTTCATGGTATAAAAATAAGACCTCTAGGGTCTTGCTCGGATGTAGGTCATAAAATCACCTCAATGAAATGTGCGTACGGTTTTCATTTTGAATTAGTGAATTAAGTAGTAAAAATATTTACTGAAATCAACACCTGAAACTTCCTTCTTTTCTGACCATACACTGAATGTATCATCTTCACCATAGGCTCTGACTCTTACTTTTGCCCCATCCATACCTTCCATGATGAATTCATCCTGTCTGCTTGTATAGAAATATGGTTTATTTGTTTCATAAACAGTGGAAGCTCCATCATTCTTAATAACTTCTATCTTATATGATGTGGCATTTTCTACTTTATCCCAACTCACGCACAAATAAGAAAAAGAATATCTTCCCATAGTTTTATTCATACATGTTGCGCTCTCAATAATTGGTTTATCAAGAATACACTTCTTGAAATAATTTTCCACACCTGCACTAATCATATCTTTTGTGCTATCTGATAATTCAACATCAGGAATTTCAGGCATGTCTATCTCAAGTTTAGGTGTACATGCATTTGCTGTAGAATGCATCCCAATTGAAAACAACATCACCAACATCAGTGACAATAATACTTTAATCTTCTTCATGATTCATAACCCTTTCTTCAATCTCTTTCCTATATTCACAGTTGCAGTCCTTTTGTATATAGTCCCTCTCCACTTTAAGGTGTTCTTACAATCGTCAAATTACCTGACGCAAGTGCTGGTAAACCAGTAATGTTACCATTTTCATCGACCGAAATAGTCATACTCTTAGGAGTAGGGTTTCCCCAAGAAGCCATTGTGTAATACTTATCTCCACAAAAAGCATACTGAGGTGTTGTATAACCACTAGTAGTTCCTTTTCCGTATCCGTATACTTTGTATGTTCCACCTGTTCCACTGAATGTTGCAGATGGGGATGTCGCATTTGCAATAGTCTGTACTTCTGCATTTAATGTTGTATCTCCACCAGAACCACCAGACTCTTCTCTTGTGCCAACAACTTTAACACCTGCCACAGAAGTAAATGTTTTTCCTTTTGCTACATCGGAAGCAAGCGCATCACCGAAATTACTAGCATCTATGTGATGAAATATAGTTACACCACTTCTAATTAATGTGTCTTCTGAATATGTACGTTTTACTCCAATTTGGCTAGTTATTGACGAATACACTGCTTCACCATCTTTAAAGGTATTGTTTGCAGACTCCACATGTACATTTCCAGTAACCTTTTCTCCATTTGCCTCATACGCAATAACACCCTCTGCCATATCGCTTGCACTCACTGTACTGTCAGATATGTCGACAATCGTTTTGCCGCCATATACAACTTTATTTACTGCCATTTTTTTATAATTCCTTTCCAATAAACACTGTTTGTCCGCCTTCGAGGTTGCTCACCTCGAAGATCGGGATTTCTTTTATTCTCACATCTTCTGCAAGATATTTTTTACTCGTTGGAAGACTCTGTTCTTCCACTTTTGGTGTGACCGTGTAGGGACCATCGTAGTAATCAACATCCCCCTGCTCAGTGATACGCTGAAAACATTGAAATTCTGCGTTTAGTTTTTTATCCTTTGCAGAAAAATCGACATCCAGATTTTTATTCAACACACGAAATGATACCTCTAGTCGCATTAAATCACACCTTCCTTCAGAATCCGCCCTACATGCAATCTCATGATATCAGATGCCAGCGCATCTCCGCTCTTCATTCGCACACGTATCTGCACTTCCGCTGTTTTGAACTCCGATTGATGCAGTTTTAATGTGTCCTCTTGCGATAACTTAACAGTCAGTGTTTTTCCTGCACACGTAAGCTCCGACAAGCTCTTATCAATCACCACTGATTGATTCTGTGATATCGTAACATACGCCTCTGCAATCAGATCTACTTCAAACGGCAGAGCAAACTCAAGTGTCGGTGTAGTTCCTCTTATCATATAATCACCGCCTCACTATTTATCGTTTGCAAGTTCTCCCATTCCGGAATCTTCCAAGATTTCTTTTACCTTGTCCTTTAAGAGTCTCGGGATCTGTGCGTAAGTCTTCTTTCCTAACATAATCTGCTGTGCCCATAACATTGCCATCATTTCTTTACCTCCTGAATTTTGTAATAATATGAATAAATTTGTTAATAAAGTTACCATTACTGATATACCTGCTCCGACATTTCCAGGATGCATCCCTGGAGCATGTCTACAGTCTTTTTTAATTCTGAATTTTCCGCTGC